TCCATATCCCAATCCATAATCCCACACTCGGTAGCGACAAGGCCCCCTGCGATGTTGGCTGCCATTGTTGCAGACCAGAAGCGTTCCTTCGGCTCAAGCTGGAGTTCCCGGTCAATCTTCTCTTGCAGGTTATCGCACCTGCGCTGGACGCGCTCCATGTTCTCAAGCACATACCGCGTGAAATGCACTCCGGCATGGCCGTAGTTGTGGAACAGGTCCCGGTCGAACATCTGCTTAGCCCCAGCGGTATTAAGCGCCTCGACCGTGTTGATGGGGTACTCCATGAGACGCATTAATTCGCCTTCCGGGTTATTCTTAATCACCGACAGCTTTTCCGCAAACGAAGCGTTGGACGTAGCGACCGTGATGCTTTGCCACGTGGTGTTGTTTTCACGAAGCTCGTTGGTCCCAGCCTGCATACGCTCTTTAGCTTTACCGTTCGACAAGGCGTACAGAAGGTCAGAGTATTCCAACGGACCCATGTTGGTCAGTTCGTCCATCGTCGGGGGGATGTTGTTAAGTATGCCGACCCACTGCAAGCGCCCGTTAAGCGTGTCATTCTGCTTCAAGCGCAGTTCCTTGGGGTGACCATAGACGCTGTTCACCATGTTAAGGATTGTGGATTTACCCGTACCGGAGCGCGGGTTGAACAGGTTGATAACCGCCCCTGTCTGGTCGAGGAAGCGCAGCAACGGGGAGCCAAAGGCGCTGAGCGCGGCAAAGGCGTGGGGTTCGAGGCCCGGTGTGTTGTAAAGCGCCCAGATTTCTTTCCAGCGTTCATACGAACCGACCGGCCCCATGAACTTGGCAAGCGGTCTTGTGGTCTTGGATGGCGGTGAATAGGCAATCCCATCGACGCTGATCTCTTGGCTACCGATGATGAACTTGCTGCTGTTGTCGGCCCAGCCGAATTGTTGACGCATGATTTGCTCCTTATATTTAATCTGGAGGTCCTTGAGCATAAGTGCCGTGAACTCCAGTAGGTGTGCTTGCTTCTTGCCGGTGCTGATAACGCCTTTAGAACTAAGCACTTTGCGTAGTTCCGTCGGGTCGAGCACGTGCTTGAGCGGGGAAATAAATTCCTTGGTGTTGTTGTGGGGGAGGTGCAGCCGAAACAGCACTACGTTCCCATCTATACTATCATCCATGATCTTCACCGGGTACAGATCATACTCGTAGATCAGCATCGGCTCCGGCTCTTCGCCGTCTATCTCGGCCTTCTTCGGGGCCATCCAGATACCGCCCCCTTCGCCCCTATAATAAGGCTTGGGGTATTGCGGGACGGTGAAGGACTCGACCTCGCCTTCCTCTGTCTCGATAACAACCTGATCGCTCGTGGCTTCCTTGATCTGCTTACCCAATTCCTTGGGGCCCATGATCTTACCAAAGTGCGGACAGCCTTCGCATAGCGCAGGGTTCACACTCTTGAACTTGGCACAGCTAGTCGCCTTGCGGATGGTAGCTACCTTCTTCTCCACCATTTCCGGGTCGTACTCAGGGTAGCCGTCCGACATCATGTGGACTGCTTTATCTGCATCCTCGCACATGGCAGCCACAGACAGGGCGTAGAACCACTCGTAATAGCCGATGGTCGTCCGGTTCTTGTAGGCATGAGCAAGCTGTTCACACCCGTCCCCGTTGGCCGTGCGCGTCATGATACGCTTGAAGCTGTAACCAATCCCGTTCTGTCGAGCCAGTTCCCGTGGGGTTGGCTCATAGTTGTCGTCAAAGATAGACCGCTTGGGTTTATCCTTCACACCGAGGATTTGCCGGAAGGCTTCCAGTGTCGTGGGCTTACCTACCGTTATGATACTTACAGGCCGTGGTGTCGCTTCTTTGAAGTTATAGGTCCCCGGGATGCGCAAAACACGCGCTACCTCAAATACCTTGTCATCCACATAGAAGTTCTGGGTACGGCAAACCTCTTGGAATCGCTCAGCTACAGGCTCCCATTCGGCCCGTGTGATCTCTTCTTCGAGAACCCAGTATACGTGTATGCCGCCCCCTGAGTTAACCAGCGTGGGCTTTGGTAGGCCAACAACTGCACAAAACTCTTTGAGTGCCGCTAAACCTGCGACTTGGTCGATATACCCGTCAGGCCGTCCCGTTACCGGATCGACCTGTGCCTTGGCTTCCCCGCAGTCAATGTCCAGCCAGAAAGCCTTAAGTGCCCTGACATTTTCCTTGGTGCGGTTATCCCTTGTTGCGAACTTGGCTACGCCGAAGAAGACATTCCGTCCGCTTGCGACATATTGCTCTGCCAGTGCGTCAACTTCTTCTCTTGTAGAAACTAACTCCTGTCGGACATCCCCCGGCCCCTTAATACCTACGATACAGAACCATCCATCGGATGGCTGTACGAGGTTAAGGAGGTCAGTTTGCTCCATGGAAATGCTCTCCGTTGCGAGCAGCGCTCGCTAAAATTTATAATTGTACCGAGGATCAGTTACTGGCTACGGTGATTTCACGGATCATCCGCCGCACAGCATCACAATAATGAGGCTGTGGTTGGGACCTACCAATAAACCAACTGTAGACCGTCTGACGGGTGACCCCGAGGTATTTAGCCACCTTGGATACAGCTATGTCGTGCTTAATGCACAGCCGCCCAAGCTGGACTCCTGCGAGATCACCGTCAGCGTTATTAATCGCCTCGGCTACACGGATGGTGTAACCCTGCATGGCTTAATCCTCATCATCATCGAGCCATGCACCCAGAGCTTCCTTAAGCTCGGGCTTAGGTGCAGCGGTGATGGTTTCCTTCTTAACGGTGCGCTTAACCGGAACTTCGTCCTCGTCATCGTCACCGAAGGGATTGCTAGGAGCTTCAGTGGGTGGTGCAATAGCAGCCACAGGTTCCGGAGCCGGGAGAGCCTTGGCTCCGTCCATAGCCGCAGCCGTCAGCTTAAGATAACGATCCGTGGCAGGGTCCTTCTGCGCAGCCTCTACGAGGGGAACATGTGACTTATGCAAATGGCTCGTTGCCTTGAAGCCCACCTTGGCGGTGTCTACTTCGGTGTCATAGATGATGCTGGTTACGACCGTATCGGGTGCTGCGTTGTTGGCGAGCAGGAACTTCCTATAGTTCTCAAAACCATACACATTACCGCCAATATCACTGAACAGGGACTGCCCGGGGATCGTGATCTGGTAGATATCACCTGACGGATCACCAGCAACAAGAACAGCCAGACGGCGCTCATACCGGCAAGCCTTCTTGTTGCCCGGAGCCGAACCCCTCATGTTCTGAGGGCATTCTAGGCAGGTCTTGGCCTGCGGAGCCTTGGCTGAGCTTTCCGGCTTAGCGCCATCGTTCGACCAGCAATCAGGCAGCGTAGCCTTGGCTTCCTTGTTATAGGCCGCAGCGTAGAACTTGCGTGACGGTTCAGCCAGCCAGTCCACGATGATGACGTCAAGCTGCTTCTCGACAGCCCTACCGATCTCCTCGCCGTTCACGACGCGCTTAAACGTGCGTCCGTTGCTGAGTTTGATGCGGCGCGACGTAATGCCATTACCACCCATGCGGTCCTTACGGCCCGACTCACGCCGGACAAATTCGCCGTCAGTGGGCTGGTCAAAAATAGTTAACTCGTTCACTTGGTTTCTCCTTTGAGGAACTGATAAAAGATTTCTGCGACACCGACGATGTCTTGCGGTGTGTGGGCTATAGGCTGCCTAGTCAGCGTGTTGATGGCCCTATCAAGTGCGGTCTCCCGCATATCATCAAGCCGGTCACGCTCGTACTCGGCGTTAATAGCCGTATCTAGCTCATCGCTCATAGTTTGCTCCTTACTTCTCTGTTGGTTTCCGGACATGGACTACGTACTTGTTGTCAACCTGTAGGCCGACTGGAAGAGCGTCCGGGTTCTCCTCCATAAACTGTTTCATGTTACCATTGTGGATGCGCTTCTCAAGTAGGAAAGGCGCGTTGTTCTTCTCGATGAAGTCGTACATCTGCTCCCAGTCGGTCGTCCAGTACCGGCTTTGAACGCGGCGTGACACTGTGCCCGCAGGCGTCTTCACGCTATCCACGTTCTGGTCGCGGCAGAACTCCAGCAGTTCGTTGGAAACATAGTCCAGCTTTTCTTTGAGGTCGGCAACCTTAGCTTCGAAGGCTTCCTCTTCCTCGGCAATTGCAGCGCGTATCTTACGATAGGCAGCCACGAGCTTCTCTACGGGTAGTTTGTCTGACATTGGTTTGCTCCTTGTTGTCGCCCTACGTTATGTAGGTGCCTATACATTGTCAAGTTCTTGTCGATACAAGTCAATAATTTTTTCGTGGTTCTCGATGTTGCCCTGCAACATGGCGTAAAGCCGCTCTTCTACGGGGCTTCCCTTGATATGCACGACAGTCATGGCGTTCTTCTGCCCCGCACGGTCGATGCGGGCGTTGGCCTGCAAGTAGGTTTCAACACTAGTTGTGGGTGCGTACCAGATGATGGTGTCGGCTGCCGTCAGGGTCAGACCATGTGATGCAGCCTTGGGCTGGATGAGCAGGACACGTGGGTTTGGCTGGCTCTGGAACTGATTAACGATGTCGGTGCGCCGGTTGACCGGAACCTTCCCATTAATCACGTCACACGAGATGCCTTCCTTCTCCATGCGGGCACGTAGAAGCTCGATGGTGTGGGTGAACGGCACAAAGACCAGCACCTTGTGGCTGGCTTCCTCGACCACCTCTAGGACCACGTTGAGGCGGTTGGACACGTCGAACTCCAACACCGCACCATCATCCGTGTAGACCGCGCCTCCGCTGATCTGGAGCAGCTTGTTGAGCTTGGTCGCTGCGTTGACCGCGCTGACTTCCTCGCCACTGGCTTCGAACAGCAACTGCGTCTTGAGTTGCGCGTAATACTTCTTTTGTTGTGGGGTGAGGGGCGCTTCACGCTCGATGTGCGTTACAAGCGGCAGGTCCAAGCAGTCCTTCTTCTCGAACCGGATGGCAGGCTGGAGAACCTTATGGACCACAGCCTGTGCGTTATCCTTGGGTACCCACTTAAACTGCGTGACTTTGCGTAGTACGGTATCACGGAACACACCGAAGTATTTGGGGCAGCCCGGCAGGTCCATCATGCGGGCCAAGCCATAGGCATCCACTGGGGACTGCGCCGCTGGCGTACCTGTCAGCATCCAGAGCCGGGGATCAGTGTCACGCACCAAGCGGTTCAGTATCTTCCAGCGGTTGGTTGTTGGGTTCTTGTAGGCGTTGGCTTCGTCGATCACGATCAGATCAAAGCCGCCATTGGCAATCTCATCCCGGACCACAGCCAGACCGTCGAAGTTAAGGATGACGAACTCAGAGTTGGCAGCGATAATCTTCTTACGCGCCTTGGCATCGCCATACGCCACGCTGCACGAGCGGTGCATGGCAAACTTAAACAGGTCCTGCTGCCATGCGGACTTCATGATGGAGAGCGGACACAGCACGAGGACGCGCTTCACCAGTCCCTTCTTCATGAGGTAGTCGGCTGCCCAGATGACACTGGCGGTCTTGCCTGTCCCCTGCTCATTGAAGCAGAACGCCTTGCGGCGCAGCGAGAGGAAGGATGCGGTGGTCTTCTGGTGCTTGAACGGCTCGAACTTACCCGTCCATTCGTAAGAGCGCAGCATGGGTGACGGCGTGTCGGCAAATCCCAGTTGTGCTAGGATTTCGGACTCATTGTGTCCCCATCTGACAAGCACGCCTTCCTTGACCTCGGCGCTCTTGTGGATGTTGTCCGTGATAAGACACGGGTCCTGTGCGTTGACCAGCAACGCTTTGTTCTCGACGATCAGCACCAGTTTGCTCCTTGGTACGTTTACTTCTTTTTGCGTTCCCGTGGGCTTGTCTCGGAAACTAAATTCTTCTTGGCATCTCGGTCGAAGGAACGGTTAGCGGATTTGCTAACCATGCGCAGGCCAGTCTTGTTGCTGCCACCCTTATCGAGCGCGACCACATGGCCTACATCCTTACCGTCACCCTTATGGGCTTTGCCAGCTTTCACCATCTTGGTTCTGGCTGCATTGCGCATAGCGCGGTTCTTCTTCTGCTGCTCAGTGCCTTGGTAGGTGTCGTATTCTTTGCGGTAATCCCGTGCCATCACTTCCTCCTCGGCTTCCAATGCTCGCATGAAGTAACCGGGCACCACCCACATAGCGGCCCCGACTTGGGGTTAAATACACCATTATCCATAGCTGCGTCGAGGTTATAAAGCTGGTCCTCGAACACGGACATATATTGGTCTAGGTGCTCACGCTTGTGGGTCTTCTTCGGGAACTCTTGGCTTACCACATAGGCCAGCCCTGACTTGATGGTTTCCAACTCAGGATGCTTGATGAACAAGGCCCCGGCCATCAGGTCTAGCTGCTTCATGTCGGCGTACTTGGCGTTCTTTCCGGTCTTGTAGTCAACCATCCAGCCCTTGGTGCCATCGACAATCAGCAAGTCCACGATGCCCCGATACCAAACGTTCTTGGCGAAGAATGTCGTAGGGGCAAAGCCAGTATCCGTCTTGGCGACACCTAGCCGTAACTCGGTGTGCTTCTCCCCTTGCTTAGCAGCCAGCGGCTCCACGATGGGACGCATGAAGGCAAACTTCTCAGGGATGGGCTTGCCATCTCGAATGAACTCTTCTGCTGCTAGGTGTACAGCAGTACCGTATTCAGCCGCCTCGCCGGGTTCGTCCTTGACGTCCTTAGCTATCTTGAGGTGGTAATACTTCTTCGGGCATTGCTCGAAAGTTTTGATACTGCTGTACGACCAAGCTGGCATTATTTTTTGGCTTTCGTGAATCGACCTTTGGTATCACGTGTATCATTCTTACTGGCTTCCGCCAATGCTGCTTTTGCTTCCTTCAAGTCCTTCTCAAGCAGCTTGATCTCACGCTCGTTTTCTTTCTTGGTGAACTCCAACTTCTTAATCTGTTCTTCGTATTTCGATACGACAACATTGAGGTTGGCGACGTTATCTTTCAGTGTGGCAATCACTGCCCATGGGTTATACCAAGCCATGATCTTTCTCCCTCAATCATATTTCAATGTACGCATGGACTTCTTGAAGCGACCCTTCTCGTCCCGGTCTGTATGCGTAGCGATTTCTTCTTCGAGAGCCTCGATGCGACCCCCCAACACTATGGCGCAGAGGACGTAACCGGCTACGAAGCCGACTGCTCCTGCCCCTACTGCGACTGTAACTTCTAGCATATTACCCTCCTATCTTACGTTGCCTTGGAGCCGGTCTGCGACCAGCTTTGCATAGCCAGCAATATCTACCCAGCTATCTTTGTGTGACGGGTTCCCCGTCAAAAGGCGACTGATCTTCACTGCAATCATGTCCAGCGCCAGCAATTGGTCAGGTGCGAGGTGCAGGTC